TCCTCAAAGCGGCTCGACCCGTTGATCGACTCGTGCGGCCTGAGAGACAAGCTCGCCGCGCCCACGGAAAACATCAAATCGCGCCGGTCGGGCGACCTCATCCTGACCAAAGAATTCGTGGGCGGATCGCTGGACATGGCCTCGGCCCAGAGCGCTTCGTCGTTACGGTCGGATACCAAGCGGATCCTGATACGCGACGAGGTGGACGGCGCGCCGCCAGAGCTGAGGACCGGCGAGGGTAACTGGCTCGAGGTGAGCCGGGCTCGCACAAACGCCTGGGGTACCCGGGCGAAGATCTTCGACCTCAGCACGCCTACCAGCTACGAGGGCTCGCTGATTTATGGCGAGTATCTACTCGGCGACAAGCGCAAATATCTCGTGCCGTGCCCGCACTGCGGAAAATACCAGGAGCTCGTCTGGGGAAACGAGCGCAGCCAAAACGGCATAAAGCCCGATACCGAGGCCGGCGAGCTGAAACGCGCATATTATCAATGCGACTTCTGCCACGACGCGTTTTTCAATCACGATAAAAACGACATTCTGGCCCGGGGACGCTGGGAGCCGTCGGCCAAGCCGTCGAGCCCGTTCGTCGCGTCCAGACATATCAGCGGCCTTTATCGGCCGGTTGGAATGTCTGGCTGGACCGAGATGTATCGCGAATACGTCAAGGCCAAAGACGACCCAGAGAAGATGCGCGGCTTTGTGAATCTCGAGCTCGGCCTACCGTTCAAAGAGACCGGTGCCCGGCCGCGGCTCGAAAAGGTGATAGAGCTGCGGGGTGGTTACAAGTCAGGAACTGTCCCACATGGCGTACTATTCCTTACAGCGGGCATCGACGTGCAGCCCGGCCAGAGGCGCGGCGAAGCGAATCCGCCGCGGCTAGAGATGGAAATACTCGGCCACGGAGCGAAATTTCGAACGTGGTCGATCATGTATCGCCGCTTCGAGGGCGAGGTGTTCGACCCCCACGATGGCGCATGGCAAGAGCTCGACGACTTCGTGCGGTCCGGCGGCCTGCGGTTCAAGCGCGATGATGGCCGGGAATTCGGCGTGAATCTCATTTTCGTGGACTCCGGCGATGGCAATCTTACCGATGTGGTTTACACGTTCTGCCAGAGCTGGGACAACACGTTTCCCAGTAAGGGTTTCTCGGCGCTCAAAAAGCGCAAAGACGAAAAAGGCGACGAGCGGATCGCCGGTGAGTTTTTCAGGCGTTTTCGCGCTCAACCTATTGGCGGTAACACAGTGCTTTATGAAATCAGCACGAATTTCTACAAAACCCATCTGTACAACAATCTGCAGATAAAACGCGCCGATACAGGTGAACAGCGCGCGGGCTTTTGCGATTTTCCGGTGGACTACAACGAGAGCTATTTTAGGATGCTGACGGCCGAGGAAAAGTTAGGCGACGGCTCATTCCGTGCCAGCGGCCGACGCAACGAGGCGCTCGACTGCAGGGTGATGAACCTGTGCGCTGGCGATGTTTACCTGGCCCATAAAATCGAGGAAATGCGCGATTACCATCGCACAGAGCACAGTTGGACACGGGCACAGCTGCAGGTGATAAACCATAATTTTGTCTTGGAAGTGCTCACCCGAGCGATGGCGCCACGGGGGGTGAAGGAGAGGAAGGATGAAGATCGGTAATATCGAATGCTATTTGATTGATTCACTAATGAGCCTTAGCGACCCAGTTACCCCAGACGGTCGTTTTGCTAAAGTTAAGCTAGAATTCCTTATAAGCTCAAAAAAGGCAAGTGAGTTTCAGACATGGTTAAGAGAAAGCACGAAAGGCGAATTCGAAAGCACCATTACTAATAGATCGCTAGCTGACCGCCATCCTAGATAATTCTTGACACCCCTTCCAAAATCTGTAGACTGAATCTGTACTGCTCATGTATTCCCCTATGTGAGTTTCTCTCTTTCCTGCCGCCGGGCCTTGCAAACTCGGCGGTTTTTTCTTTGTGCCGTGCCATCGTGCCACTTTAATAAACAGTATAACTGTAATTGTGCCAAAAAATGGCACAGGATGTGTCTTTTTACTTGCACAAAAGATCAGTGGCCCCTATATTCAGAATTAAGGTGACGTTTATTTCCTCCAGCCGGAAGGCATGGCTCGAAGAGCAACTTGCAAAAAAGAAAGCTCAGCTCATCATTGCCAACGCCACTTACGACGACGTATTAGCCAGAAAATTGCAGCAATATCGGCTAGATACAGAAGAGGGCGACCAGATGGGCAAGGTGGTAAATTTGGACATGCTCAAGCGTCAAATCGAGCTTTTGGAATCTGAGATCGACGCCATCGAGCGCAAGCTGGCCGGCGGCGGCGGGATTCTCCACGTAAATCTAAGGCGGCGATTTTGATACTCGACGACCACAGAAACGGCGTATCATGGCGTCAGACGCTTTCGAATCTACTCAGCAGAGAGCAGACTATAGAGCTGCCCACCCATCGAGCGAGCGCCTCGGTCGGCACCTACGATCTCACGTATTCCGAATGGTTCGGCGGCCAGAAGTGGCCTGGCGGCCTGTCTGCCAGCGGCCGCGGAATGATGCTCGATCACGCCGTCTTGCGACGAAACGCCCGTACAGCGGTACACGAGACGCCCCAAGCTCGTGCTATCGTGGGCCGCTTCACCGATCACATCGTCGATACTGGAATCATTCTCAACCCGCAGCCGATGGGGTCTGTGCTTGGCATCACCGAAGAGCGGGCTAGGGACTGGGGCGACCAGGTCGCCAGGCGTTTCCACTTATGGGCCATGTCCAAAAAGGTGACGCGCTCCGAGACCGAGAATTTTTACCAAGCTCAGCGGATGGCCACGCTTGCACAGCAGCGAGATAACGATTATTTCGTGCGGCTGTTTTACAACGGATCACGCGGCTTGCAAAACCCGCTGCAACTACAGTTTATCGACGCGGACCAGATCAACGGCTACGGATGGACAACGACCTATGGCGTACAGCTACAAGATGACGGAATCGTGCGAGACGCGGCCGGCCGGGAAATCGCCTATAAAATCCAAATTCGACAGCCTGATGGCGCGTATCGGAATTATACCGTCCCGGCGATTGGACCCAGAAGCGGCCGCCGTTTTATGCTTCACGGCTATCAAGCTGAATATCCCGGCCAGGGCCGTGGGTTTACTCGTTTCGCTCATGCGATCCAGGAATTCGAAAACCTGACGGATTTCACGAGCGCCCAAATCAAAAAAGCGATAAACCAGAGCAACTTCGCGCTCAAAGTGGTCCCCAGCAAAGAGAACGTGGCATCGAATCCCGTGGAAAACCTCGTTTCACAATATGCCGGCCCGGCATCTTCGGCCTACGGTGCCGACCCCACGCCACCGAGCGGTGAGACGGCGTTACCCCTGAGCGAGCTCGTCAAATACGTACCACTGCCAGAGGCTACCGACCGCGTGCCGGGCTCTGTCGGTGTGTTCAATCTGCAACAAGGCGAAAATTTCGAGCCGATAGGATCGACGGCACCGTCGGACGATTACGACAAATTCGTGGACGCATTCACCGCGCACCTTGCGGCCTCGGTCGGAATGCCGATCGAAGTGCTGCTCATGCGATTCAATCAAAATTATTCGGCGAGCCGTGCCACGCTTGTTCTATTCTGGCGAATCGCCCAGATCTGGCGAGCCGAGCTCGACGCGGATTTCAACAATCCGATTTACGAGATGTGGCTGGCTGGCGAGATCGCCGCACGGCGTATCGATGCGCCGGGCTGGACAGATCCGGTGTTGCGCGCCGCGTGGTTAAATGCCCAGTGGGAAGGCGCGCCGATGCCTGAGATCGATCCGTTTCGGCAGAGCCGCGCCAACAAAAACAACGCCGAAATCGGCGCGGTCGACCTCGACGCCGTGGCCCGCAGCGTGAGCAGCTCGGATGGCCGGGTGAATAGAGCGAAGTTGCAAAAACAGTATCAAGAGCTGCCCCCAGCGCCGTGGGCACAAAAACAGGATGGAGGCGAATAAATGGCGACTCCCGTTTTTGTCGACATCACACCAAAAGAAACCTGGGTCAAAGTGGCCGATAACGTGAAAAGCGGCCAGGTTTGGATAATTAAAGGAAATGTGGAATATTTGCAAACCTATCGAGATGCAGGCGATCCGGCGCCTACGCTGAGAAGCGACGGCGTAGACCTCGAGGAAGTCGCCTGGATAAGCGCCACGGCCGGGATCGATGTCTACGTGATGGCGATTGGTGATGTGGGCCGGGTGAGGGTCGATTTATGACGGTCGGACGAGACGCCAGATTTCGAGGTCCGAGGTTCATCGGCAATCAAGGGCTCGGTATAGGCGGCGGTGACGGCTCAGAGGCCCTTACTCTACTCGGCGATGTGATGCAAGAACCAAGCGGTTTTCCAAACCGCACGGACAGCACAATTTCAAAAGTCGACGGCACACGGACATTTACCGTACAGCCAGCCGTTACTTCCTTCGACATCTACACCAAGGCGAATAAATTCAATTTCACCACTGCTCAAAACGTGGTGTGGACTGATGTCGAAGGGATGCACTATTTCTATTTTAACGAGAGCGGCGTGCTTACTCACAGCGTGAGCGATTCGGACTTTTTTGACGCCATGCTCACTGGCGCGCTCGTGGCAATGCTTTATTGGGATG